TGATAAGACGCCTTTTTAGGCTTTTTACTTCACTTTTTTAAGGAATAAACGTTATGAGTTCTCCTAACTCAACGTTTACGGAACTGGTCACCACCACCTTCCGTAAGCACCGCAAAGAAATCAAAGACAACTTAAGCAACCGTAACGCTTTGTTGAAATATATCAACAAGCGCGGTAATTATATTACCGAAGACGGCGGCTTAACCATTGCAACCCCGCTCGATTATCAGGCCAACGGCACTTACCAGCGCTATTCTGACTGGGACGCGCTGAATATTGCCGCATCCGACGTGATCAGTTCCGCCGAGTATCAATGGCGGCAGATCGCTATCAATGTCGTGGCCTCCGGCCGTGAATTGAAGATAAACAGCGGCGACAGCAAAATCATCAATCTGGCAAAGTCCAGAATGAAGAACGCTATTCGCACCTTCAACAACAACTTCTCCAGCGACCTTTACAGCTCAGGATCGCTATCCAACCAGATTAACGGCTTGCAAGCGATTGTCGCCGACGCCGGCACCGGTACCGTGGGCGGTATCGACTCAGCTACCTGGACATTCTGGCAGAATAGCGTGTTTGACCTGTCTACCAATTCCGTGACCATCTCAGCCACGACCATCGAAGGCAGCGCCATGTTGCCATTATGGTTAACCCTGGATCGCGGCCCGGATGATTGCCCGGATTTGATCGTAGCCGACAATAACTATTTTGCGTTCTTTGAAAATAGCCAAGTATCGCTGAAACGTTATGCTTCAAGCGACAAAGCAAACGCCGGATTTGCAACAATCAAGTACAAGAACGCTGATGTTATGTTCGACGGCAATAGCGGCATCCCTGCCAACCACATGTATTTCCTGAATACGGAATACCTGAAACTGGTTGTTCACAAAGACGCCGACCTGACCGAGTTACCAGAACAACGGCCCGTCAACCAAGACGGCGTAGTCATTCCTGTTTTGTGGATGGGCAATTTAGTTTGTTCAAACAGAAAACAACAAGGCGTTATCGTCGCTTAATAAAGGAGATTCTTTCATGTTTTCACCTATTACCCCTTTTGCAGGCGAACAACCGTTTAACGACTGGTTTGCGCCTGATACCACCCAGCGCCATGTGCTGGGTACCAAAATAACCGCCGTTGATCCTTATTGGGGCCTGGGCACATTCATGTATGTCGAATCTGACGACGCCTTGTTGAAAGGCTCATTGGTTGCATGGGACGAAACCTACAAAGGCGTTTTGCTTCCGTCTGCGGTCACTCAGGGGTTTCCCTGGGGCGTAGCAATGGCTCCAATGGCTGATGGCACGTTCGGCTGGATTCAGCTGGAAGGCCGTGCGGTTTACAAAACTAATGCGACCGTGGCAGCGGACGGCGTTGTTGCCGTGGCCGCCGCAGGCATCCTTGGCGCGACCGCAACCGGCAAGCAGTTAATCGGCGTAAGAAACCGCGTAGCCGCCACCGGCACCAAAACCGTCACCGCGACCACCACCAATGGCACCGGCGTACTGAAAACCGCAGGTTATGACGGTTTCTTCATTGGTATGGCCTTGTCAGGTACCGGAATTCCCGCATCAACCGTTGTCGCCAAGCTTGACCCAGACGGACGAACCATTTACACCGGTTCCGCCATCGGCACTCTGGGCGACAAAAACAGCACCGCAACGGGATCAATCACCTTAACCGGAACCTATACTGGGTACGGTTCAGGAATGATCAGTTACCCTGGCTGTATGCAGATCGTAGCTTAAACCCGCACTACCCTAGCCCCGCTTCGGCGGGGCTTTTTTTAACATAGGATGCCCCATGCAGAATACCGCGTTAGAAATAAACAGTAACCCCGACCGGATGCCCTATGTACGTTTTGAGCGGCGTGCGATTGAGGACAAGACGGGCAGTTTGGCCGCCGGGCATTATGTGGCCAAGGATATTGATTATGCCTTGATTACGCCACCCTACAGCAAGGACGTGTTCGAGACCAAGGTAACAAGCTGGTTCGCACAGCTTGAAGCCGACAAGAACGGCGGGCGTATTCATCCCGATTGGGTAGAGCGTTATCACCGTATGTATGAGGCATGGCAAAAAGGCCAGGAGCTTCCGCTTGATGGCTTTCCGATTAAAGGTTGGGGCGTGATTAGCCCGGCACAGCAGGAAACCTTGATTAAAATGCACATCCTGACCGTCGAAAGCCTTGCGGCCATCACCGAGGAAGGCATCCGGCGCGTGGGCATGGGCGGCACTGAACTCAAGAAAAAGGCCGAAACTTGGTTGAAACAGCTTAAAAAGGCAGGTCCCGCAACGGTCGAAATCGCCGCATTAAGCCGGGAGAACGACCAGTTAAAGGGCGAAGTCGCCGGTATGCGTGATCAGATCGAGGAACTTATGAGGCTGGTTAAGGCGCAACAAAACTACCAGGACACCGGGGCGGACATGGCCTTCGGCACCGCCTGTCAAGAAAGCATTACCGCAAACGATTTAATGGACGATTAACGCCATGACCATGCTCACGCTGATTCAAAAGCTATGCAAACGCACAGGGCTACCGAGCCCTGCAACGGTGTATGGCACGACCGACCCCCAGACCCTGCAAATCATGAATTTGCTGGAGGAGGAAGGCAACGATTTAGCGCAGCGGCATACCTGGAGTACATTAACCAAGGAGGCGACCCATACGACGCTTGCGCTTGAGGATCAGGGCAACATTGAAACGATAGCATCATCCGGCTTTCGCTTTATCAAAAATAACACTATTTGGGATCGCACCGACCAATTGCCCGTATGCGGCCCCATGAGCGACCAGGAATGGCAAAGCCTAAAGGCGCTATCCAACAGCGGCCCGCGCTACTACTATCGCTTGCGCGGCAATAAGCTCTTAGTCAATCCGACACCGACCGCAGGCCATACCTGGGCCTTTGAATATCAATCAAAGAACTGGATATTGGACACCGACGGCGCCACCACAAAGGAATTTTTCACCGCTGACACCGACACGTTTCTTTTACCCGAGTCCTTACTCTTGATGGGCGCAAGATGGCGCTGGCTGAGGGAAAAGGGTTTGAGCTATGCCGAGCTATTCCAGAGCTATGAATTGCAGGTTAAAGATGCCATGGGGCGCGACGGTGGAAAGCCAGCGCTCAGTATGAACGGCAGCAGGGAGTCATCAAAGCCGGGCATCTTTATTAATACAATGAGCTGGCCGCTATGATTAGTCTCCGTCTTTCCGGAGTGCCAGGCTGTTCCTCTCTTCGAGTTTTGGTGGAGATCGCCATACCATGTGCGCAACGCCGGGCAGCCAACCGACCGATTAATATATTATACCAATGAGACAGCCAACGCAATCAAAGCCAGCAGGACGGCAACAGGCAAGTTCGATTCAAAGCTACCAAGCCCCTATTGGCGGCTTGAATGCCCGTGATTCCATTGCTGATATGAAGCCAACAGAGGCGCTGGTGCTCAACAACTGGTTTCCGCGCCCGTCTTATGTCGAGATTCGCGGAGGCAATACCGAACACGCCACAGGCTTAACCGGCAACGGCAAAACGCTCATGGTGCATAACGCGTTAAACGGAACAAACAAGATGTTTTGTGCCACCGTTTCAGGCGTCTATGACGTGAGCAGCGCAGGCGCCGTAGGCGCATCCGTAGCGGCCCGCACCAATGGCAAGCACCAGCATCTCATGTTCGGCGACGGCACCAATAACTGGTTAATAGCCGTTAACGGCGTCGATAAGCCGCTGTATTACGACGGCACGACCTGGACAGCGGTGGACGGCGCAAGTACGCCAGCCTTGACCGGCGTTACCACTACAGACATTGTCGGCCTTGCGATACACAAAGGCCGCCTCATGTTCATATTGAACAATAGCCTTTCATTCTGGTACTTAGCGGCAGGCGCGGCAGGCGGCGCACTGACCGAGTTTTCGCTCGAAGGCGTAGCGCAGAAGGGCGGCTATCTCATGGCGATGGCAAGCTGGACGGTAGACAGCGGCAGCGGCCCGGACGATCGCATGGTATTCATTACCAGCGAAGGCGAATTAATCGTCTATCAGGGTACCAATCCCAGCGCCGCAGCGAATTGGGCGCTTGTGGGAGTTTATACGCTGGGTACGCCTCTCGGACGGCGCTGCACGGTCAAAGTAAGTTCAGACTTGGTAATATTAACTCAGCAGGGCGCATTCTCTCTTACGTCGATACTGCAAGAGTCTGGACTTAACTATTCTAATGCCATATCGAACAAGATTGAAAACTTATTCAATCAAGCCGCCCTCAATTATGGCTCAACTTTTGGCTGGAAAGCGATTCTTTACCCTACTCAATCCGCCTTTATTGTCAACGTGCCGATCGTCGAGGATGGCGAGCACGTTCAGTACGTCATGAACACGATAAGCAAATCGTGGTGTAAGTTCACCGACTGGGACGCAGAGGATTTTGCTGTACTGAACGATCAGCTTTATTTTTGTTCCGGCACAGCCGTTTATAAGGCATGGGACGGCGTAGCTGACAACGGCAGCGATATTGTCGCCTACGCCAAGACCGCATTTAGCTATTTTGGCAACCCGACCCAACAAAAGAAATTCAAGCTGTTCCGCCCTGTCTTACTGGTTAATGGCAATATCGGCTTTCTGGTCGATATTGACGTAGATTTTGCTGACGATGAGGTAAGTGGCGTGGCGTCCTACACGGTCAGCAGCGGCGCGGTATGGGACGTGGATAACTGGGATGAGGCGTATTGGGCCTATGGTATGACCGTGGCAAAAGAATGGCTATCGCCGGAGGAATGGATGGGCTATTGTGCCGCAGGAAAGGTTAAAATCTCAACGCATACGCTAACGGTGCAATGGATGTCGGTAGATTATGTATTCGAATCCGGGGGCATCTTATGAAGCACCGCATCATCGATAATGATTTGGCGCGATGCCAGCGCTGGCTTGGCGACAAAACCGGCGGCGTCGGAACTGACATGGTGGTCTGCATCGGACTTGAAAAGGACGGGGAATTGATTGCCGTAACCGGCTATAACCTGTTCAACGGCAAATCATGCCATGTGCATTTTTGCATTGAAAAGGGCTCTTATCCGACCCGGCAGTATATCTGGTTTGTGCATTATTACACTTTTGTTCAAGCCGGTTTAGAGATGATGATAGCGCTTATGGCATCATCAAATGAACGGATTTTAAGACTAGCCAAACACTTAGGCTATCAAGAAAAGTACCGATTAGAGAAAGCGCACCCCGATGGCGATATGGTGCTTTGCACCCTAACAAAGAATGATTGCAAGTATTTAGGAGATTACCATTATGCCCTCTAGCAGCGCACCAGAACCACCCAATTATGTCGGCGCCGCGCAAGCGCAGGGACAGGCCAATTTACAGGCGGCGATTGCCAGCGGAATTATTAACAACCCGACGGTAAACAACCCCTACGGCACGCAGAACGTCACATGGCAGTATGAGCGCAACAAAGCCGGTCAGATTGTCCGTGCGATTCCGACGATTACACAGAAGTTCTCACCGGAACAACAAGCGCTATTTGACCAAAGTATGGAGGCCAAGGGCAACCTGGGAGATGCCGCCGTATCCGGTTCGGCCAATGTTGCCGATATGCTTAAAAGCGGTCTTGATTTTAGCGGTCTGCCAGGCGCGCCAAAGAATTCAGGCCAGCGGCGCGAGGATGTTATCGCGGCCATGATGTCGCGTGCCAATCAGGATATTGGGAGGCAGCGCGAGAATACCCAATCCGAACTGATCGCCGCAGGCATCCGGCCCGGCACCAAGGCTTACGCGGCGCAGATGGATTTGATTAATCGGCAACAAAATGACGCCGAGCAGCAGGCTATTTTGGCGGGCGGGCAGGAGGCAACGCGAGATTTCGGCATGGACAACCAGGCGCGGCAACAGGCGCTTGCGGAGATGTTGACACAGCGGCAAACGCCATTGAATGAGGTCAATGCGCTCATGAGCGGCAGCCAGGTAACAAACCCCTTTGCTGGCGGTTTGGGTTATCAGGCAGGGGCGAACGTGGGCGCGGCACCGATTGCCGGAGCTATCGCGCAGCAAGGTCAGGCGGCGCAAGGCATGTACAACCAACAGCAAGCCAACATGAACAACAATATCTCAGCCGGGGCCGGTCTTATTGGCTCGCTGGGTAGCGCGTTTATGAGATAAGGAGAGCTAAATTGATTAACTGGGGCGATTATCAAAATATGCCGGATTACCGGGAAGGCTGGCAAGACCCGCATCAAAGCGGCGTCGCCAGGATGGGGAGGGCGCTTGACCCGACCACCTACATTCCAGGCTTGAATCAAATTTCAAATCCGATTCACAGCATGGCCGAGAGCACAGCGGACGCCAGCAACGCAGCCTTGTCGCCGGTTATGAAGGGACTGGACAAGTTTACTGAGACGACGACGCCGGGACTTAAACAACTGCGTTCATCCGTGCCCGGAATGGAAGGCATTACCAATTTCGTGAACAATAAGCCAGTCGACGCGGCGGCTATTGCCGCAGCCTCATTTTTCAGCGGCGGCGCAGCAGCAAAGGCATTTCCAGCATTGGGCGGCGCAGGTGTAGGCACGTCAGCGGCGGGCGCGCCTTTGGGCGAAGCAGGAACCGCAGCGGCAACCAACGCTTTGACACCGGCAGCATTCACCACCGGCGGTTCAGCCTTCGCCGCACCGGTTTCACCATTAATGAGCGCAGGAACTACGGCGGGAATGAACGCCTTGACCCCGGCGGGATATACCGCAGGCGCTAGCGCATTATCAGCACCGATACAAGGAGCCGGATTGCTAGGCACGACCGGCACACAAGCCGGATTAGCGGCGCTCACCCCATCGTTTATGGGCCAGGGCGCAAGCGGCGGCGTACTGGAGGCTATTAAGCCTTATGCACAGAAAGCCATGCAGGTTAAAGATCAGTACAGCACCCTGAAAAATTACGGGATGCCTGACCAAGACAGGGCTATGAATGATCGTATGCAGACAGATTTAGCCGAACGCATCAAGAACGATGACCCCAACGACCGGATACCGAAACCGCAAGATGCCATAGCACGCAAAAAGCGTATAATCGATGCCATGATGCAACAGCAGAAATTCTTTGGAGGCGCATTCTGATGGAAAATTATCAAGACGAGCAAAGCGCCATCGCACGGCGGCAGCGTATCGCCGAGATGCTCATGGCGCAGGGCGCAGAACCTTTGGACACCAACCAGGTGGCGGGCGGCTATGTCGTGCCGGTAAGCCCCTTGGCTGGCATAGCGAAGGTGGCGCAGCAGCTCAGCGGCGCCTACATTGGCCGCAAGGCGGACGAGCGCGAGGCAAAGCTGGAACAGGATCGCGCCAACGCGCTTGTGGGCGTCGATTTTAGCGCGCCAGATGCACCGGCGCAGCTTGCTAAGTCAGGCTATACGAAAGAGGCGGTTGCGCTTGCCATGCAACGGGCGAAGGGCGGTGACAGTGCGCCGCACTTGCTTAATACTCAGGTTGTTATGGGCAAGAACGGACAGCCGGTTATTGTTGGCTTCAACTCTGACGCCTCAACAAAAGAGTTTACCGACTATCAACCCATGATACCG